TCATCTTGCCGATATCCTTCCTGACCGCGTTGACGCCCTGCATCCTGCTTTTCGGAGGAGTGAACTTGATGAAAAGCTGCGTCAGATACCGGCTCTCCTCCTTGATGATCGGCCCGAGTCCGAACTGCGAAACCGCTGCGAGCTTGGTAAGGGCTCGCGATAGGTTCTGATTATCTACGCTGATCAAGATCATATCACCTTGCAGACGTCCATCTCGCAGCCCGAACCCTCGGCGTCAAAGCGCACCTGCTCGACGAAGTAGGTCACGCCCGCACGCACGCAAGTCGTCGAAGGCGCAGGCGTGCCGGTAATTTGCGAGGTCGTGAAGAAGACGGTAAAGCGCACATCGTCCCGGCGCTGCTCCTCGAAGTCGCCGAACATCGTCCGGCTAGACGACCAGACGCCCGTGATCGAGGAGCCGAAGTAAGAGAACGTGATCCCTGCCTGATCGAGGATGGCGCCTTGATCGGCGGCAAGCTGGGTCGGGTCGAAGTCACGGACGGCCATACTTAATCGCTAATTGTCACAACCTGCGACGACTCCGAAAACTGGTCATCCTGCGCTATGCCGGATGGGACGTGCCAAAAGTGTTTGCGGACTGCGCCAGCGATGATGCACGGGGCGCTGTTGACCGTGAAGAAGTCATCGGCATCGCGGATCAGCCGCGGGAGGTGGGCGGGGGAGCGGGCGCAGAGCATATCCCGGTCGGGCACGCCTTGCTCGCGCAGGTGGCCCAGCTGCAAGGCGTCCACGAGGAAGACGATCCGGTGCTGCGTTAGTTCGGCGCAGGCGTCCAGCAGCGCGCCTAGCGAGTGCTGGCGCCCCTGCGAGTAGCCCATCGGAGCGAACAGACAGACCGGCTCGCGGATGCCGTACTCGGCGAGCATCGGCTGTTCTCCGATCAAGTCAAAGACCGGGCGCCGGTCGAGGCCGGCGAACTCGGGATGCAGGCCGAAGACGAAGTCGGACCACGGCTTGCCGCTCCGGCGGTAGTCCTCGTACCGATGCAGCCAGACTTGGAGGTCGATCACGCGCCCGTACTTCATCGCCTCGCGGTCCTCCGGCCGGGCCGGGCGGGCGTAGCTTACGCAGTTAAAGAGCCCCCAGTACGGCTCGAGGCACTCGACGTACACGCTGTGCCCTTGGCTCGCGAGGCAGCGCGCAATCGGCAGGATGCGGATGATGTCGCCAAGCCGCATATGGTACACGAGGCAGATCTTCATCGGCGGAAAACCATCGTTAGGATGTTCGGCCCCTGCGCGTCCGGCTCCGGCTTGCGGACGGCGTCCTCGGGGTTTCCGACGTACACGGCCCGCATCCCGGCGCGATGGAATAGCCGCGCCAGCGTCTCCGGCGTGAAGTGCCAGAGATGCTCGCCCGGCCTGCGGTGCTTCCAGCGGGCGAACCACTCCGGCCCAAGGTACGGATGATACCACGGGAGCGAGACGACGACGGTCTGCGCGCGCAATAGCTTGATGCAGGTCAGGTCGTCGAAGTGCTCGAGCGAGTCGAAGAACGTGACCACGTCCCAATCGCCAGCGGACCAGCCGAGGTGCCATTTGCGGATGAAGTCCGGCAGCGGGTACGGCGAGATATCGTGCCCGAAGAGCTTGGCGTTCGGCTGCATCGCCCACATCGCCTCGAGGAAGGCACCGGTCCCGCAGCCGACGTCGAGCACGTTGACCGCGTCCGGCGCCCAGCGGTTGACCAACTCGGCGCGGATGCGCGAGAGCTCGGCCTGCGGGTACTTCTCGTACCGCGCCACGTAGGCGTGATCGTAGACGGCCGTGATGCGGCGATCCGCGGCGCAGAGCGCGCCCGTGTCCCAGTCTAGGTGATAGCCTTCGGGGATCATAGCGCGTCAGGGTTGCGGGTTTTGAAGATCGCCTCTCCGGCAATGTAGCGGTCGCGCGAGTTGTTGTGCGCGTAGGTCGCGTCCATCTGCGCCTTGCCGAAAGCCGGGTGCTGGTGCTCGAAGCGGAATCGGTCGCGCGCGTCGATCACGATGCCGTCGCGCCAAGCCCGGTGCGAAAACTCGTTGTCGCTGAAGACCGACTCGTAGCCCTCGAAGAATAGATCGCCCTGCGCCTCGAGCCGGGCGCGCGAGAGGATCGCCATACAAAGGAGCTTGTCCGTCCGATGCCCATCCGAGACGGCAAGGACGATCTGCTCCTTCTGGAGGTCGCGGCCCTCGACGAGCGAAAGCAGTTTCGCGTCCCAGCCCGGCGGCGGAATCCAGTCATCCGAGACTTGCACGAGCAGATCGCCGCGCGCCTTCTTCGCGGCCAGATTCCACGCGGCGACGCACGACCGCTTCTCCGAGGTCACCGAGACGAACTGCCGCGCCATCTGCACCGACTCCTTGTCGTCCGCATCGACGGCGAAGATGTGCTCCACGCGCTCCGGCCGTTCGGCCATTTGCAGCCAGACCTCGCGCGAGTTGACCGCCTTCGAGGTCCGCCCGCGGGTGGCGTGCAGGAGCGAGATGCGCGGCGCTTCGCCTTGGTGGAACTGCGATTGCAGGATGTTCGCACGCGCCTCGTAGCCGTCGAGGCGGAACGCCCGCGCGGCCAGATCGTAGCCCGCCCAGCCGTAGTACTTCTGCTCGGTCGTCCACGGCCGGTCGGCGCCGATGGGCTCCCGCAGGCGCAGCATCTCCTCGGCCCACCAGCGGGCGCGCCGCCCGTCGTTCTTCTCGAAGGTCAGCAGGATGACGGCGGCGTAAGCCTCGCGGCACCACGGGAAGACGGCGTGCGCTTGCAGCGCGTAGCCCATCGCCTCGCGGTGGTCGCTGGTCAACTTGGCAAGATTGAGCAGCGCCTCGTACCGGAAGGACGCCTCGAGGTTTGGGAAGCTGATCGCGATCTTGCCGAACTGCTCCGCGGCCTGCCGGTTGCCCGAGCAGACGTGCTCCTGATGGATGTAGAAGTATTGCGTCGGAGTCTCCTTAACCGAGTGCCCGAGGATGCGGAGGTTCCGGCGGCGGTTCTCCTTCTTGATCGACTTCGGCTGGTGGACCCAGACCGGCGTCGCGTGGTCTTCGTGCTTGTCGCCGGCGAGGAGCAGAAGGTTTTCGTGAACGTCGTGGTGCCAGCGGCGCCCAGCGGCAAAGGCCGAGGCGCGGATCGCCCGCTCGCGGTGCAGCTTCTTGTTCGTTCCGCGGACATCGTACGGGCAACGGACCATCGACACGCCCTCCGGCAGCGCGGCCAGCTTCGCGCGAAAGGCAGCTGCGGCGCACTCGCTCGCGTCCTCGATCACGTCGTCACAGTCGGCCCAGATCAGCCAGTCGCCGCTGCCCAGCTTGAAGGCTGCGTTGCGTGCGTTCGCGAAGGAGTCGACGTGGTCCCATCGCTCGGCGCCCGGCCCGTTCTGGTAGTCGGTCCAGAGCATCACCTTCCCATTCTCTCGGCACCACGCGGTCGCAAGCTCGATGGTCGCGTCCGGCTCCTTGGCCCCGATGGCGCGAACGAGCGCGAACTCGTCGAAGAAATGCCGAAACGAGGACAGCATCGTCACGATGTGCTCGGCCTCGTTGCCTGCGATGACGCAAAGGGAGATCCGCATTGCGCTGCGCGACCCGTCAAAAAGAAACCCGCGCCCCAGTTACGGAGCGCGGGTCGATCTGGCGGATGCTATCCGTCAGGATCAGGAGTACTGCGTGGCCACCAACTGGCCCGCGTTGGTGTTCACCACCTTCTCGGCAACGTAGTGCGACGCGCGCACGATGTTCGACTTGATCGACTCCTCACGGTAGGTGAAGACGCCGATGGCGGGACCGTACTCGCTCCAGTTGAGCGTGAACCCGGCGCCACCGCCGAAGTAGCCCGCGCCGCCCTCGGTCACGGAACCGACCCAGATGTAGGCGTTCGACCAGACGTTCGCCGCGGAGTAGGCGACGCCCTCAGCGGCCGAGTCGTAGGCGGCGCGGCCGATCAGCACCTCGGACACGCCGAAGACTTCGGCGGCGGCCTGCGTGCTGGCGTTCAGGATCGTGTCGCTCGAGATGCCAGCGCCGCGGAGGCGGTTCTGGAACTTCGTGCTGGCGCGGATACGGGTCCAGACCGGATACGGGATGACCACGCGCAGATTGCTCGTGGACTCGCCGTTCGCGATCAGCCGGTCAATCGCCAGCTGCACGTCCTCGCCAACGTCGAACGTCGCGATGTTCGCGGTCGTGTAGGCGGTGCCCGAGTTGGTCGAGGTGAAGTTCGACGTGTTGAAGATCTCACCAGCGACGCGGAGCTCGTGCGCGAGCAGGAGCTTCCGGCGGGCGAGCTTGGCGGCGATGACCTCGGCGTTGAAAAAACGCGAGATGTCGGAACTCACCGTATCGTCTACGGCTTCCTCGTAACCGAATTCGTTCGCATTGTAGGTCTCCTGCGTGTAAGCGCGGGTACCACGCGGGAACGTCGCGTACGGGTCGCGGACCTTCACCTCAGACTTCAGCAGCTGACCCTGCTGGAGTTTGAAGCTCGGGTACTGACCAGCGCGGACGGGGACGTTGAGGATGGGCATCACGCGCGTGCCGATCAAACTGGTTTCCCAGTCCTTGGCCTGCTCGAGGACGCCAGCGATATCGCCGCGGAAAACCGCAGCAGCGTTGGAGTACATTGTATTTTAAAGGTTAAGTTAGAAGTTCTTCGGGATGTACTCGACGACCGCGGCCGTCGTCGAAGTGGTGAGGATCTTGCCCACGGTCACGGTGCCGCTGAGGGCGACCTGACCGCTGGCCCCGGCGAACAGGGTGTCGCCGACGGTGATCGGACCAGCGACAAGCTGACCCTTCTGGGTGCCCGGTCCGGTCATAAACTTCACGGTGACGTAATCACCGGAAGCGGCATCGTTCTGCGCGACGCCATCCGGACGGGTGCCGGTGGCGGACAGACCGACGCCGCGATTGTTGGAGATCGTGACCATCCGGAAAGCGGTGATCGTTTCGTTGGCGAGGAACGTGCCCGCGCCGATGTATTGAGTAGCCATCTGAGTAGGTGGTTAGAGTTTGATAAGTTCACCGGCCTGCACGCGGGAGCGGTAGGCGGCGTAAAGGTCAGGGTTGTTCTTGATCGCGAAGGCGATGGCCGCGCCCTTGTCGCCCTTGAGCTCGGTCGCCTTGGCAGCGACGACGGCCTCGAACGTCTTGGACTCGTCCTTCTTCGCGGGAGCCTCGGCGGAAACCGCGGGAGCGGCGGGCGCCCCGATGGTCTTCGCGAACTCCTTCAGCGCGTCGGCCGCGGCCTGCTTGGCAGCGAGCGCAATCGCGTCGTTATTCGCCGACATCGCGGCGGGCTTCTCTTCGGGCTTCGGGATCATCGACTCGAGCTTGGCGAGCCGGTCCGTCATTCCCATCATCGCGGAATCAATCATCCCAGCGATAGCTTTCTTCAGATCATCATTCATTTCTGGAGTGGGTTCGATTTCAATGGAGACGCCAGAGGCGTCGTTAAACTTGGACATCATACGGGAAAAAAGTCCCTCCGCGTTGGCCGCGGGCTCGCTCACGAGATCGACCGAGTAGATCTCCGTGCAGCGTTGCAGGACGGTGCGCTTATCCGCGCCCATCTCGACCGGGCCGGAGAACGCAATCGAGAGCCCGAACGTGTCGGGGATCTTCTCCGCGATCTCGAGGACGTACCCGCGGTGCGGCGAGTTCTGGAGTAGGTGCAGATCGCCGAGCAGCTTGCGCCCCTCGATCCTCAGCGCGTCCACGTACCCGATGATGTCGCCCGCGCCACCCGAGTGATCGAGTTTCACCTTGAGCCCGCCGCTGTATTGCTCGGCCGCGGCCTTTACTTGCTCGAGCGTCTTCGCGTCGATCATCACGCCGTGCCCGAGCGCCGGGCCTTCAGTGATCAGCGAGACACCGCGGATCACGCCCGAGGCGGCGTCGATCTGCCCGGCGGCGGCGGCAAAAGTAATGGTGGGAGCGGCCATCTCAAAGGCCGCGTCCGTCAAATTATTTCGGCGCTTTGACGCCTTCGCCCGCGCGGCGCCGGTATGCGGTCACGCGCACGACCTTCTTTGTAACCTCATCCCATACAGGGAAAACGGAGACCTCGACTGCCTTCGCGCGGATCGCTGGCCCGAGCAGCACGCGCACATTATCGACGCTGCACTCCAGCTGCTCCGCGATTTTGTCGCGCGAGTCCCAGCCGGGCGGGAGGACGTAGGTCCGCCGGTTCTGCGCCTCGACTAGTTGCTTCCAGTTCATAGCTTGAGCAGCGCGGCGAAGTGCGATTCGCCCTCGATGATCGGGATGTTCAAGTGCAGGAACGCGCCGCTCTCCGCGACAAGCTGCACCGCGTACCCGTGCGACCAGTCCGTCGGCGCGGTGTGCTGCCAGAGCGGCTGCAGCTGGCAGAGGCAGCCGGGATTCCACGCGCCGATGATGCCCGACGAGATCCGGCGCACGATGTTGGACTGCGCGCGGTGCGTGTGCCCGAAGACGCAGTTGCCCGAGATCTTGTCCACGGTCGCGGCCACGGCGTTCTTCGCCGTGCTCACGCCGTGAAAGAAGAAACACTTTCCGCGCTTGATCACGCCGGGCACCGGCAGCCCATCGTAAAACTCGCCTTGCCGATAGTACGCGATGCCGCGCTCCTTGAGCCCGAGCCGGAACTCCGGCGCGAGTAGGCGGCGCAAGCCCTCGGCGTCCTTCTTGTGCCGGAGCACCTGTGTCACGCACCAAGTCTCGACGCGGCGCTCGTGGTTCCCTTCGAGGTACTCGATCTTCGCGCGCGGCGCTGCGGACTGGAGCGCGTCGAGGAAAGCCTTAGCTGCGGCAAGATCTTCCTCGTAGGTGTAGTCCGTTTCCGCGACATAGCCCATCACGTGATGCTGCGCCAAAAAGCCGCCGCAGTCCACGTGATCGCCGAGGAGGATGATCTCCTGCGGGTCCAGCGCCTTGATGTCCGCGAGCATCGCCGCCAGCGCGGGCTTGTCGATCAGGCAGCCGTGGGTGTCAGGGATGACGACGCGGACGATGTCGCTGCCGGATCGGCGCCGCGTCGCGGCGGGCGCGGGCATCTTCGTTTTGCGCGCCTTGGTCGCGTTCGCGAGCGCGGACCGCGCGACATCGAGCTCCTTTCGCAGGCCCGCGACCTCGGCCTCGTAAACCTTGCGGGTCTCGTCCCGCTGAACTGCGCTCCAGTCAGTCACGCTTCGCAGCCTCCTCGGCGTGCTTCGCGTCCTCGCGCTGGGCGATGCGCCAGTCGCGGTGCCAGCGCCAGATCAGGAACGCGAGCGAGACGACGCCAGTCGCGATGCCGAGCCCAGAGTGAATCTGGCCGGCGGTCACGGTGGCGACCGGAGGAGCGATAGCGGCGACGGCGTCGGCGGGCTTGATCATCGGAGGAAGGCGTTACTTGCTGCGCGTCATCTGGTGGCGCACGCCGAGCCAGAAGTACACGCACGCGAAGGAGACCGTGAGGATCTCGGGCTGGAGCCCGGCGAGTTGGTCCGCCGGGCGGGTCCAAATGTAGGCGCACGCGCCCGCGACCATCAGCGGCCGGACCATCTGCGTGCTGAAGGCGGCGATGGCGAGGAGCCCGTGCTGCCAGCTGGGCGCGTTAGCGGGCGGCGCGTAGCTCGAGCCGACCGTGCCCTCGACGGCCTTGGCGAAAGCCTCAACCTCGGCGATGGCGATCTGCTTCTCCTTGAGCGCCGCGATCTCCGCGATCCGCCGCTTGCTCGCGCTCCACTCCTTGAGCTCGCCCACCGCGGAGCCGAGCACCTGCGTCAAACCGCCGAGGATCGTGCCTCCGGCGGCGCTGGCGAGGAAGGAGAGGAGGCTCATCAATTAGGAGCCGCTCGGCAAAACCGGCGGCGCTTGGATTGCCTTCGCCAGCGTCTCGACCGACTGGCGAAGGATGTCGTGCTCCTGCGCCGTACCGCGGAAGGCCGCGGCGACGTGCGCGAGGTTCTGCAAAGCCTGCTCGGGAGTCAGTTGGTTTTGATTCACGAGGCAGGACGCGCCGTCAAATCACAGCGGTGTCAGACCGGCGTTCTGCGCGAGCACCTTGTAGAAAGCCTCGTCGGTGGTCCAAGCGTCGGTCTGCGCCTCGGTGGCGTTGACGAGCTGGGCGCTCACCTCCGCACCGGCGGCGTCGAGGAGCACGCAGTCGGCCACGGCGGGGCCATTCTGGTAGTTGACATACCGAACGCCAAACTGGGTGGCGGTCTTGGTGCCGCTGGAGGTCCAGACGGAAACGGGGGAGATGGCGATGTTCATAGGAGATTAGTTGTTGGTGGTCTTGGCGTGGATGTAGTAGATGGTGCCGCCGATATCCACCTCGATGGTGCGGTTGGGCGACGTAGGCGAGACGGTGGCGACGGTACCGAGCTTCCAGTTGGCGGCAGTCCCACCGGACGGAGCGGCAGTACGAACGGCCCCGCCAAACGTCGCGAGCGAGTCGCTGCGTGCAATCTTCAGCGCATCATTGGACGTGCCGTAATTGTAGATGTGCAGGTCGCTGTCAGTCGTATTCCGCAGACCAATGGCAAAGTCATAGGTCGTGGAAGTAGTGAGCTGGATAAGCCCGCTGTTAGTGTTGACCGAACGAGTAAGCGTGAAATCGGGAGCAGCCTTATCAATCGTGATATTGCCACCCGCATAGATCGCCCCCGCCACCCCCACGCCCCCGCTCACCACCAGCGCACCGCTGAAGGTGGACGTGGAGATGTCCGTACCGCTGATCGTGAGCTTCCCGGTATCAGAGAACGTGAAACGATCAGTCGTCGTCGAAGACGCTCGCGTCGCAAAACGCAGATCGAACCCGGTGCCATCTCCGTAGAAAATGCGGGTTGTTGGACTGTCGTAGCTAGTCTGAAAGCCGCCACCCATCCCGGCATAGGTTGCGCCTAACGTCATCGAGCCATAAGACCGAAACCCTCCAGCCGTGATACGCACTAGCCCGCCAAACTCAGAGGTGCCGGTGCCATTCACCGTCAGCGTGCCCGTCACCGTGGCGTTGTTCCCCGAGACCGTGACCGCATTGCTCCAGCTCGCGTTCGTCCCGTCCGTCGTGAGCAGCTTGCCGCCGTTGCTCGTCTGACTCGGCAGACCTGCGACCGGCTGCGCGCCCCAACTGACCGTGCCCGCGCCGTCCGTGAGCAGGATGTACTGCGTCGCCCCCGTCTGGCTCGGCAGAAGCGCATTGAGCGCCGCGGCCCGCGTGGTCTGGCCGGTGCCGCCTTGATTGATCTGCGCAACGCCCGCGAGCGAGCCAAAGTCACCCGCACCTCCAGCAGCGCCGCCGCCTCGCGAGGCGAGCACCTGCCATTGGTTCGAGTTGCGCGACGGCTTCTCCGTCACGCCATCGACGGCGGCGATGTAGGACGAGCCGAGCCACGATACCACGTCGAGGCGGTTGTAAGTCTCGCCGTCAATGAACGTGCCGCGCGGGTTGAGCGACGCACCGGCCGCGCCCGCGGGACCGGGGATCAGCTGGAGCTTCTTCGCCTCCTCCTTCGCCGAGAACTCGACCCGCTCCAGCTGCGCGGAGAACTGCGCGCCCAGCGTGCCCAGCTGCGCCTGCAAAGCCGCGATCTCGGAGCGAAGCGCCTCGGCCTCCTGCCCGGCCTTGGCCGCGTTGGTTTCGTCGGCCTTCTTGAGCTCGAGCGCGATGACGCCCACCTGCTCGTCAACCGCCTTCCGCATCTCCTCGACCCGCGCGGACAACTGCCCGAGGTTGTTGTCGAGGACGTGAAATTGAAGCGCCTTGATGCCGGAGAGCGCCGCGGAAAGCGCGTTCGTCGCCGCCTCGAGCGGGCGCGCCTGCGTCGCGAACTCGGCCTCGAGCTTATCGGCCTTCGTTTTGACTTCGCCCAGCGTCTCCGCGAGGAGGAGCAGTTCGTCGGTGGGCGTGGTGAAGTGGGCGCTCATAGTCGTTGTATTTGTCGGGGTTGTCTAAAGGTCACGTAAGGTACGGGTCGGGCGCGAGGATGACGGCAGGGTCGAGGCCAAGCTGGACGCACATCGCGTTTACGGTCGGGTTGTTATTCCAGAACCACGCGTAGTTGTCCCAGAGAAACTGCTGCTCCGGCGGCAGGCCGTCGATGAGCGTCATCAGGTCCGGTAGCTTGCCGGCGTCCAGCACGCGGCTGGTGATGGTGTCCTTGCTTACGCGGTAGGGCGCGGGAGGCGGGATAGGCTTCACCACCCACGCGCAGTTTTCCCAGACCGGCGGCTGCTCGGTGGTCGGGTCGTAGCTCGGCGGGACGGTGACGACCCAGCCCTTGCGCTCCAAGTTGGCGATGGCGGTGGGGTCGGTTTCAGCGCGGAGCGCGCAGTCGAGGGTGAGGTAAGTGGTCATTACGAGCAGGCGATTTTCCAAGTTAATCCAAATTGCAGCTCGAATCTACGCCGCAGACTGTCGCTTAAATTTGAAGCAAAAACAATAACTGACCCTATGTCTCCATTTAGAAAACTTCCTGCGACTCCGGGGTTTCCTTGCCCAACTCGAAACCCATTTGTTCCGTAAAGCGAAGTATTAGTTGTCATCGTTTTTGTTGCCGCACTTCCCCCGTTTCGACGGACATAATAACTTGTGCCAGACCGGTAAATGCTTCCAACAATGAACGACCCAGTTGAATTTTGAATTCCAACTGCATCACCATATTGAGAGATACCGAATGAGCTATTCGGCATATTTGCATCCGTGCGATAAAAGTAAAAAACTGCTGAACCTATGCTAGCGGCACCATAATGGAAAACCATAGCCCCCGTAAAATTAGACAGGGTGGTATTTTGCTTATGGCAACCGACAATGGTCAAATCGCCCGTTGGAAATCCGGTGTCTGATCGTTGAAGAAAATCATTAGACCCGTCGAATCTAACAATAGAACTGCCACCTTGTTCTTGTGTCTGAAGAGTTGGTTGATTGGCGCTTGTGGCCTGCGATACGTCGTAGCCATTTCCGCTGCGATCCGCCCAAGTGCTGACGGCAGTATTGTCCGACTGGTCAATGAATCGGGCATCTAGGACGAACATCGCCCCGGCGTGCCTAGCGTTCAGATGTCTCTGCCGCGCCCTCATCAGCTCGACGTGTAGGAGATTTCGACGCCAAGGAGGCGGGCGTCCACGGCGAGGGTGTCGCCGCCCGCGTCGGCGTCGCGGTAGATCTGGAACTGAACCGCCTTGTTCGCGCCGGGCGTCCCGCCGATGGTGACCGAGGAGGTTGCGCCGGAGATCATCATATCGTTCGCGGCGAGCAGCGTGTCGGTCACAGTCTGCGCCGTGCCGGTCGCAGTATCGAGCGCGTCGTCGTCCGAGTAGGCGAGACCCTGCAACCCCCAGACCACGGCGCCGGAGCCGGTCGTTGCGGTCCAGTAAAAGCGCGCGGTGACTTGGCCCGCGTTGTAGTTGCTCGGCATCACGACGAGCGCCTGCGCGAACTCATCGGTTGCAGCGTCGAACAGCAGCTGGTCGAAGTTCTGGCGATTGGTCGTCGTCTCGGTCGAGTCCACGCCGACGCCCGTGGTCGTGCGCGGGATCCATTGTGACGCCGCAATCCAGAGGTTTGTCGATCCGCCGCCACCTCCGCTGACCGCGGACCACGTCGGAGCCGCGCCTGCGCCCTGCGTCTTGAGATAATGCCCAGACGTGCCCGCCGGTAATCGCGCCCACGAAGTCGAGTCGCGGTACAAGATGTCGCCGTACGTGACCGAGCCGACGAGATCGAGGACTTGCGTCAGGCTCGCGTCCTCAGGATCGCCGGTCGAGGCCGTGACGCGCGCCTTGATCGTGCTCGCGGTCATATTCGCGAGCTTAGAGTTGGTAACAGCGTCGTTCGCTATCGTGGTCGAGTTCGAGTTCTGCGACGCGGTCACGTCGCCCGTGAGCGCCGCCCGCTCCCAGCTGACTTGACCGGCCGTCGCCCAGTTAACCGTGATCGAGGTCGAGTCGGTCACAACGCGCTCCGCGGACAGCGAGCCGTTAGCGGTCTTGACCAGATAGTCCGCATCGGTCGGAGCGCCGCCTCCTCCGGTGCCGGGAGGCTGCGCCCACGTTCCGTCCGCGCGGAGGTAGTTGGTCGTCCCGCCGCCGCTCGCGGGCGCAAGACCCTTCAGCGAATCGGTGAACGTATCAAGCAGCGTCGTCGCCTGCGTGCCGGTCAGATCCTCGGGATCGCCCGTGCCCGCGGTCACGCGGCCCTTGATCGTCGAGGTAGCGACGTTGGCCAGCTTCGCGTTGCTGACGGCATCGTTCGCGATGGTCGTCGAGTTGCTGTTCTGCGATGCCGTGACGTCGCCCGTCAGCGCGGCGCGCTCGAGCGTGACCTGCCCGCCGGTCGCGAAGTTGGCCGTGATCGACGTTGAGTTGCCGAGCACGCGCTCGTTGCTCAACGAGCCATTGGCAGATCCGACGATGTACTCGGCATCCGTCGGCGCGCCGCTTCCGCCCGTGTTCTGCGCCCAGCTTGGGTTCGCGCCGGAGCCGTTGGTCTGGAGGATGTAGCCCGCGGTCGCCGCAGGCAGGCGAGCCCACGAGGTCGCGGAACGGTACAAGATGTCGCCTTGCGCCTCGCCGCTGATGGTCAGCTCGTCGAACGTCGGCCGGGCGTGGACGTGATCGACGCGCGCCGCGGTGACCGAGACGCCCGCCGTCGCCGAGGCCGCAAGCGCCGCGGGCGCCGTCGAGTCGAACAGCTGCCGATTGCGCCAGACGGTCGTCGAGGCGTTGTAGGCGATGATGTCGTTATTCTGGACGGCAGTGATCGCGACGTCGTGGAGCTCCTCGAGCTCGAGCCCGTTCTGCACGTCGACGAAGATGATGCCATCCGCGACGCCCGCCTTCTTGACCACGTAGCCGATGCGGACGCCGTGGAGCGGCGCGGTCGGCCGCGTGTTGGTCAGCGCGCCCGGCGTGGTCGCGGAGAGGTACAACGTGTCGCCCTCGTTGAAGGCGTTGGTGTCGATGCCGCGCAGCACGCCCTGCGTGATGATCACGCCGCTGCCGTTGTTGCTGATGGTCTGCGAGCAGACGCCAAGCGTCTGCGCGGAGTTGGCGTCGCTGGTCGCGAGCGCGAGCGAAACCTTTAGCCGCGTCCCGCTCGAGCCGTCAGCCTTGACCACTTGGCCCTTGGAGAATGGCGAGCCGCTCTGGTTGTAGACCAGCGCGTGCAGATCCATCCCGACCATCGTCGAGGTCGAGGAATTAAACCCGAGCTCGAGCGTGGACTCGGTCGCGTTCCAGACCGCCTTAGCCGTCGTGACGGCGACCGTGCTCGAGACGTTCAGCGCGAGGTAATCGACCTGCGTGATCGTGTTCGTCGCGCCGAAGACCGAATCAACCGGGAAGTCGATTGGGTCGCTGCCTCCGCTCTCGTGCGTCGAGGCGTGCGCGGTCGGCGTGCGCGAGTCGGACAGGCGCGCGTCGTTGGCCTGCACGGCCTTCAGCGCGGCGCTTTCGCCCGAGGTCGCGAAGGTCACCACGCCCGAGGCCGTCGTCGTCGCGGCCTGCTTGATGTTCGCGAAGGCTGCCGTGACGGACGCGACGTCGGTCAGGTTGTTCGCGCCGAGCATATCGCCGCCGCCGGGGATCGATTCCCAGAGCGCCGACGTGCCGTCGGTTTTAAGGAACTTGCCCGCGTTGCCGGTCTGGGAAGGCAGCGAGTCTCCGCCGCCTCCGCCTCCGCCACCTGCACCACGCGCCGCGATCACCGCCCACTTCGCGCCCTCGCGTCCGACGTTGCGCCGTCCCGGCGTGTCGTTGGTGTCCTCGAGCGCGAGATACGTGGAGCCGTACCACGAGAACAAGTCGCCGCGCTGCGCGACCATCCCCTCGCGCCATTGCCCACGGTACGAGTCGATGAAGCCCGGCGCCGCGGCGAACTCCTGCTTCGGCAGCGCCGCGTTGACCGCGTGCTGAATCTCGATGACGAGTCCTCGCTCGAGCTTCTCGATGCGCTCGGCGGCGGCGCCAGTCAGCGCGCCGAGGATGCGCGATTCGATCTGCTCGGCCGTGACGCCGATCTGCTTCTCGGCTTCGGTGAAATGCTGCGACGCCAGCGCGACAATCTCCGCGCGGACTGCCTCAAGCTTCGTCTGAGATTCGGAGAGCGCCGCCCGGCAGCGCGCCTCGAGGTCTTCGTTGTACTTTGCGTATGCGTCGCTGACGAGGCCCGGCACTGCATCGACCAGTCGCGCGTCAAGCTCCTTTCGGATCTCGGGCACCGTTTTGCCGATGCGCTCGAGCAACTCGTCGAGCGTCTTGTCGTGCTCAACCAGCAGCTGCGCGAATTGCTCCGCGCGTTTGCCGAGTTGCTCGTTGCTCGCGATGATGGCGTCGAGGACGCTGTGCATAGTCAGGATTTGCGGGAGGCGTTGATCTTCGCGCGACGATCCGCGACGCTAGCAAGGAGCGAGGACAGCTTATCCTCGGAGTCGGTCCGCTCAGATAGCATCTTGCGGGCGTCCGAGAGCGAGACGACGGGCGCGGGCGCAGGCACGGGCGCGGCCGGCTTCGGCTCAAACCCGATGCGCTTGAGCGCCTGCTCGATCTGCGCCTCTGATCTCGCGTTCTGGCCCAGCTTCTCGCGGACTGCGGATAGCTTGCTCGCCTTCTCGGCCAGCTTCTCGAGCGGCTTCTTCGCGCGATTGCGCCCGACCTCGAGCGCCTCGCGCACGGTCGCCGGGCGGCTCAACTCCTCGCGCTCCATCTGCGCGGCCTTGGCCTTTGCCCAGCTTTGCCCGGCGTCGCCGCCCCAGAGCGCCCACGCGATCCGACCCGCGGACGGGTAGCCGTCTTCGCCCGGCGAGAATCCGGTCCCCTGCTTGTCCACCTCGTGCCGCGCGAAGTACGAGACCATAGCGACTTCTTGTTGCTGATGTCGCGAGCGCGAGCAACGCCCACGGCCGTGCCGCCGCGGTTGTGCTTGTCGCGCCACTCCAGCCCGCGGCGCGCCTCCGCGGCCATCGCGTCGGTAGGCGTCAAGTCGATGGCGGCAAAGCGCGCGAGCTCCGAAGGCGTCGCGGGCTGGTCGGGTTCCGAGTCCTCGGGCGTCCCACTCGAAGCGGCCTGTGCATCGGCCGAGGATTCCCCGACCATCTCACCAGCGGCAGCGGCAGCAGCCGGAGTCGAAGGCAGCGAATTGGTGACGAGGCGGATCGAGGTCTCGGGGATGCCGTACTTCTCCGCGAGCTCGCCCACGTACGCGGCTTCCGCCGCGATCTGCTCGAGGCGCGTGAAGGCGTCGGTGCCCTGCTCGGCCGCGATCTCCTGCAAGGACTTCGCGCCCTGCCGATTTTCGTTCAAGTTCGCCGCGGAGTCGCGGCCAACATCGATTGAGAGCTTGGGCGGGAAGCGCCACTCGCCGCGGGTCGCGCGCTTGAGCGCCTGCACCGGAGTCTCGCCGTCCTGCGTCGCAGGCGCCGGGATCTCGCCGCGGGCGATGCCGTCGAGGATCACCGCGTTCTTGATCGGGTCGAGCACCTTGTCGGTGAGCACGCCCTGATGGCGGGCGAATACGCGATCCGCCGCGGCAAACTCTGCGCGCACGCTCGGTCCCTTGTAGTTCTGCGTACCGAAAAGCACGCCCTGCGGGATGCCGACGGCAATCGCGAGCTCGTGCATCAGATGCTCGACGAAGCCCGTGAAGGCCGTGCTCGGGCGCGCGGGCATCGTCTCCACGCGGTCCGCTTGGCCGAGGTACTTGATCATCCCGACCTCGCTCAACTCGTTCTTCGGCTGCTGTCCGTTCGGCAGCGTCGCGCTCGGCGTCGGCGTGAACAGGTTGCGCGCGTTCGCCGTGCCGCGGTCGGTGAAGACAAGCGCCGCCTGCTGCGAGGCGAACCGCACGCCCGCCTTCTCGGCTTGCAGGATTTCGTGCAGCATCCGCGCCGTCTGAATCGCTGCGTGGAAGTCGGTAACGCCGCGGTACTGGTCGACGCGGAACGGGTCGAAGTAGTGGCAGAAGTTGCCCGCCGGAACGTCCTCGGCTCCGAAGTAAACGCCTTCGCGCGTCACGCGGTAGATCCGGTAGGCGACAGGCACACCGAAGTCATCGACGATCACGCCCTCGAAGTAGTTCTCGGAGTTGCCGCCTTGGTCGTTGGGATTGCCGATGCGGGTCGCCGGAATCAGCTGCACCTTGAGCCCCTCGCCCACGCGGCGAATCACGAAGCCGCAGTCGCCGTCGACCGGCCGGTTCTCCGCGGCCACCTGCACCAGCTTGCGGAACGAGTTGCGGCCGGTCGCGTCGGCGCCCTTGCACCAGTCGTGGAAGTACTCGCTGACGAGCCGGTTGTAATCGCGGTCGCCCGTGCTCGGCGAGTACTCGGTCGGCGTGAGGTAGTTGCCGAACTTGCGGCTGATCTCCTTAACCTCGGGGCAATTCTCCACGAGGTTACGACTTTCCCACATCATCACGACCCGCTCCCGCACCGTCTGCGAGGACTCGCTCGGCTGGCCGTACTGCATCGGCGCGTAAAGCCGGTTCGTCTGCGCGGCGTTGTAGGAGAACAGCGCGGCCTCGACCCGCGCCTGCATCCGACGCAGCGCGGTGCCGGGAGCGACGACCTCGAGCGCGCGCTCGAACCACGGACGCTGCGCGATAACTTTGGCCGGGTCGAAGGTGTGCATCTTAGTTGCCGGTGAAGCTGACAAAAGTCGTGTCCGTCGTGTTGCCGTTCTGATACTCGATCGCGTCCACGATATCGCCTAGCATCCGGTTGAGCGTGTTAAGATCGGCGCGCGTGACCGACTTGCCGTTGAGCGAGTACGACGTGTTGAGCAGGCAGGCTTGGATCGCGTCAAGCACCTTGGTCTTGAGCACGCCAAGGGTCGCCGCATCGACGTCGAGAAACGGATTGTCAGCCGCCATAAAGAAGCGGCCCCCGTCAAAGTGCGTTTTGACGGCCCGCCCTGCTACGTCTTCGGCGGCGCGTACCGGATCACGCCAGCAATCGTCGCCATACAAAGAAGCATCGCTGACGTATCGAGGCCGTGGTTCGGCGCGTTGCTCCTGACCTCGCGCCACTCCCAGACGCCCGTGCGGACCTCGACCTTGGACTCGCCCTTGAGGTGCTCGAGGTAAAGCGGGTTTACGTCCGACGGCATCTCCCAGCGCAAGTCACCCTTGCCCTCGAGCGCGGCGGCCAGAAGGTCTTTGAAGTAGTCGCCGCTCCAGTTGTAAAAGTAAACGTCCCCGCCGCGGTAGTCACTGACCTGCGGGTCCGAGAACGGGAAGTTGATCATCTGGCCGCTGGCCTCGTCCCGCATCGTCCAAGTGCGCCGCCCATAGCCGCGCATCGAGCGCCAGCCGAACTCGGCGCAGTCGCGGTCCACGTCGGCCGGGCGGTAGCCGCGGTCCTGCGCGACGCAGGCGTCGGCGACTTTGTACCGCTGCTGGAGTTGCCGCAACTGGTCTCGCGTGTCGATCCGGCCGAACCAAAGCTGCCGATATCGCGGCCCCTGCGCGGTCGAGAAGGCACCGACCTCGGCCCACCAGTGGTCTTGCTGCCGGTCGATGGCGAGGAATCGGATGGCCTCATCAGGGATCGGCTGGCCGTCCGCGTAGTCGGCGAGCTTGTAGCCGGAGTCCTTGACCAGAAGGTTGACGCTCTTTTTCTCGACTATCCACGGCCGGGCCTCGCGCTTCGTCCGAAATTCAATCTTCGCCGACTCGTCGCCAGTTCGGACCCAAGCGTTCTCGGCGTGCGCCCATTCCTCCGCGAGCAGGCGCATCGGCCGCGTCACCAACGCCTCGATGCGGAAGGACTTTACCTCGCGCGACGCCTTCGGGTTCTGCGGTACGTAGCGCCCGGTTTTCGCCCAGCCCGCGCGGGTCGCGTCGTTGTCCGGCGACTCGTGCCCGCAGTTGATGCAGCGAAAGCGGACGGTCTCGACCACTCGCGCGACGTCCCACGTGTCGTCGTCCCGCCGCGCGGCCTTATCCCAGACGACGCCGCCGCGGTCCTTAGTCTCGGTCAACTGCTCAAACGCGATGGCGTGCAGCTTGCGGCAGGCCGGGCACTCGGCGTGCCACTCGCCCTGATCGCCGCTGCGGAAGCTGGCGTCCTCCACGTTGCCCGTCTCCGCGTCCATCACCGGAGCCTGCGACGAGTTGTAAATCTTGCTCCTGCCGACCTCCTCAAACTTGGACACGCGCGCAACGGCGTGCCCGTAGATCTCCTGCCATCGCGGGAGCCAGAGCTCGTCGTTGATCTTGTACCGGATCGACTGCGACTGCTGCGTTGAAAGGTTCGCCGCGTTGAGCGTCAGGAAGAATCCGCCGAAGTAAATCTCGGTCGTGGTCCGGTGCGGGCCGGGCTTCGGCAGCATCGCAGCCACCGGGCGGCACCGCTCGAGCAGCGGCCACAAGCGCGTCTTCGCGTGCCGCTCGACCATATCGTCCGTCTGCATCGTCCAGCTTATGGGGCCGGGATCGTTCGCGATGATCCACGGGAGCCAGACATCGGCGACAAGCGTGCCGCCGATCTGGACCGCTTTGCGGAAGTGGACGCGGCGCACCAGCGGGTCTTGCAGCGCGTCGAAGATCGGCACGAGCCACGGGCTCAACCGCACGTTGAACGGCCCCGGCGTCGCGTAGCTCTCCGGCAGCTGCACGTTCCTCCGCGCCCAGTCGTAGATCGGCGCGCGGTCCGGACGAGGCAGGCGCAAGTCCGAGAGGAGATCGGCGGCGTCAGGCATCGTCGGCAACTGTTGCTTTTATCGCGTCCGTCTCGAAGCGCGCTAGGTTCGCGTTCACCACCTCG